GCTGTATTCTCTGCTGCCGCACCTGAAAATCGTGCGGCGAGTCTGGGGGGGCCATCATGGCCCTATTCTAAGGTGGAAGTTACACGGTCGACTCACCCTCCGGTGAGCTCGAGTCGAGGTAGAAAGGGAACTCAGTTCCCTCACATCCCGGCTCGAGTCGTGTAATTTCTACGCCCTTGCTCAAAGATGCAGCGAGGAGCGTATCACTGTGGCTCATTTGAATAAGCTCAGTGTCCGTCACCCAAGGCCCGAGGTATGGCCAGTTGGTCACAACTCGACGTTTCTCCACAATGCTCACTTTCAGACCATTCTTGGTCTTAGGAGGCACACTACTAGGTACCAGGTCGAACGCTTTGAAGAGATCGCTACCCTCTCCTAAACGTAGCTGCACGAATCTGCCCGGCTCGCCCTTCACAGGGGATGCGCCGAACCACCAGAGCTTGCACTGAGTCGTTTCCGGCTCAGATGCAGGTAGTGAAAACTTCGTGTAACTTTGGTTATACAACCAGGTGACATACCCAGCCTTACCGGAAAGTTTCATCTCCCGGTTACCCTCGAAGAACGTATTGCATCGGTACCCCATAAATGTACGGGGTTCTCCGCGCTTCGTTCCCTCCGAGTAGACGGCTGAAGGTACAGCCTCATCGAAATCCATGATGAGACCGTCGTCTGTTTCGCCTAAGGGTATGGCGCAGTGCAACACCCAGTCTGGAAGGTGGGAAATTACCCACAACCAACAGGTAGAAGCCTGCCATCCCTGTATCCGTGGTTGGTTCTCGACCAACGCACGATATTATTGGCTAGCAGTACGATACTCGACACCGTGTTTAACTCGGTGTCGACGTAGAAAGGAGTTACGTCCATTCCATTGAGATAGTGCTTCCCGCACGACTCACGGAATCCCGGTCTAGGCTCGGCGAATGTCTTATCGGTATTAAACCGAAACCCGCAGTATGCGTACACCTCCGTTAGGAGGGGCATTGCTTCTACAGGGCAAATCAGATCGTCGCCGTAGACAGAGATATCCGCTGGAATGCCTAAGTCCTGGCAGACAGCCCACGCAAGAGTCCAAAAGATCAAGGACTCGAGCTCGAACGTGAACCCACAGCCCATGGCTGAGAAAAGTTCATATTCGTGGAGTTTCGTCTGGCCAGAATACTCAACCAGGGCATGCGTCGACCGCAGAACTTCTAGCAGTCGAAACCAGGTCGGGTCGTTCTTTTCATTGTGGGGATGATCCCCAAGGAACTTCCAAACCAAAGCGGACGTGACACTATTGCTTGCGCTTTTAGCATCAACTGTCGCCCGCTCGCCTGTTATGGATGCCGAATAGGCCATCCGCTGGTTGATTGTCTGATCGTTCAAGTTTATGCCTGCGTCGAACATTGCGCACCGCATACAGTACCCGAGGGCTAACTGCATGTAGATTTGCATATCCGTCGTGACACCTATAGTCCGACCAGTCCACGCGTTCTTAGGAACGCACCTCAGCAGGTCGTAGTCGCACACAGATAGTGCCAAGCTGACCTCTTTGATTCCCGCATCGTAATCATGGCCGTATGCCCACCCGGGCATCAGCGACATGACGGTACGGGCCAGAGGCAAAGCTGCCCTGCTTACTTCGGGTGTGCCTGAGAGCTTTCCATATACGCTGGCGTCTTTACGAGCCAGTCGAGTGGTCGCCCCCGGGCCGAACCTCAACCCTCCTAACCACTTCTCCCACGAAAAACGTCCGAGTATCTCCATTGCTTTACACGACGCGGTATGTAATATCCGCGACGCGCGCCGGTTTTCCGGCGAAATAGAGAGCAGACGATCGTTTGTGGCAGCGTTGACAGCCTCGTCCTCGAAGAACGAGTTAAACGCGGCTGCAGTGGTGTCGACTCCCAGGTCAAATCCTGGGTATTTCCGAACCACCTCTTTTACGAGGTAGCTATCTCGAAACCGAGATCCCTCAATGTCTTGAGGCGGAAAGGGTTGTCGCGTCGCTCGAACGGCGTCCACGGGGCCGGACTCGCTTGTGGCGAGGGGCACACCGAGGGCGTCGGCGATACGCACGACCAACCCAAGAGCGTCGACAGGAGTACAACGGCCATCACGGTCAATAGTTTTACCCATGAGAAACTCCATTGGGGTTTACGCCGGTCGAAGATCGAACCGGCGAGCTTGTGGGAGAGGCGGACGAGCTGCTGGTATAGTACTTCGGGAACCATTTGGGTCCCCGCTACCAGACAAACTCGCCCTTGTCAATGGCGTCAGCCACCGGATCGGTGAGGAGCAGATTGCTCCCCATCACACGCACGTTCTTCGCCGCCTGCTCCTCCCACGTCTTCGGGATGATACAGGTGGTCCGGATCGTTGCGTAATCCGCCACACGAGAGACCGTCACGCCGTTGATGGTTTCATCCAGCACACGGGGGACGAGTAAGACAGTCTCGGTCTTCTGGAGGCCCTTGGGCTCTGCCACCTTGAGAGTGGCAGTCTCGCGGCCCTCTGCGAAAGTCACGGCGTAGTTTTGATACTTTGCCGTGTCACCCGAAATCCCGCGAGGGGAAAGGGTGTGTGAGACTGGAGTGGATTCGCCGTCAGCGACGACTAGGGGTGCATTATCAGCCATTTGGAGGTTCCATATAGCTAGTTAACGAGAAATACTCTTCCTCATACGAGGCAAGAGAGCGCTTTGGAAAGGGGCACTACACCTCCGGAGAGCATGTAGTTTTTCATACGGCAACGTGCCGTAATCAGCCTGGTCATATGCGTAAGTTACGCATCCTTCCGGCGACCTTGTTCGCTGCCTTCTTATCTCCGAGCACATTGGACAGAAGAAAGATACTGTCCCACATGCGTTCGAAGTTCAAAGGGTCGCGCTTCATGATCATCTGTGGTAAGGGCGGAGTTCCATATACCGTCCTGTTAAACCCAGACTTCTTGATCCGAGGCGCATAGGGCATCTCAAGCTGCATGTCGCTGTAGTAGTACACGGGCCTACGATTAGAGACGGAATAATACCGACTCTGATCAAGATCGTAGTACGTCGTGCAACTGCCGGCTTTGAACACATAACCTGTGTTCCATGCGTTAATCGCACTGAGAAAGTCGCCCACTCCTATAAACCAATCCAAAACAAAGGAATACGGAGTGATTTCCCATGCAGTTAGCAGGGGATTCGTCACACCGACATCCTGGAGGGTTAAATAGAAGCTGTTGTCGATCGTCGCATCTAGGCGGACCTGGACCTCGTGTTTCCGGAATACTGTATCATGCCGTTTTATCGGAAATGTATAGTACCGGCCGAAGTACTCAGTGTCCACCTCTGGTGTGCGATACGATTCCGCCTCAAACCGTCGCGAACGATTCGTGGCGATATAGCGGTCAAATGTGCCTTTGTCGGCATTCTCTACCGCCTCGACAGCACCCGCAATGTCCATTATAGATGGAGCAATGCCATAACGGGTGGTAAGCCACGCATTCTTGACAGCGGTAACAGGTTTCCCTGCCCGCCACTGATCGAGAGCCTTTGGAGTCCAGCCACGGGGCACACCCTTGTCCCAGCGCCACGTTTTAGTGGTACTGTTTCGATAGTGTGAAACCCAGCGGCCTTTCTTGAGGTCTCGCAGTAAACGCGTGGTCGCATTGCACCAGTCCATGACCATGTTGGCTGTTTGTTTCCGTTCCAGGAAGGCAACGGATAAGTCAACTGACGCAGACGAAAACTTTGCCAAACACAACGTCTCAGCTTCCGCTTTGAGTTGTGCCAGCAGAGCCGTGTCTACAGACAAGGTCACAGGCAGGCGCTCTACGTGTTGTTTTCCCTCAAATGAATACTGCCCATTTACAGTTTTGAAGCTGTAATTGCAGACAGGACGGTCCTCTATATGGTGATAACCATCATAGGGGGTCGGCGCACGCCACCCATATTGATCGGGGGTCGTGTGCACACTCGCCGCACGGTGAGACGCTAACGACTCTCCGCCATACTGCTGGTACGGTAACCTGGGGTACACGGTGCGTTTCCACACACCGTTTTCCCAATAAGTCGCCGTAAAGCCAGTAAAGCCAGAGGAGTACGTTTCGGCGTCGTGCATCAAAGTGGTCCTTTAGAGGGTAAAACAGTTACGAACGTCCAAAT